TTATTTTAGCGTTATTTGGCGCATTAATTGCGAACTTGCCGAAGATTATTGATGCGGGCATTAAGGTGTTGACGGCGCTAATCGAAGGAATTATGAAGATTTTGCCACAACTACTTAACGCAGGTTTAACGCTCATCGTAAAGCTGGCTGGCGCGTTAATCGACAACTTGCCGAAAATACTTGTAGCAGGAGGAAAAATTTTACTTGCATTACTTGACGGCATAGCAAAATTAATTCCGGAGTTGCTGTCGCTTGGTTGGGATTTGGTCAAGAAATTGGCTGGCGCTATCGGCGATAAAGTTGACGATATGTTTGATGTCGGTGCAGATTTAATCAAAGGTTTGTGGAACGGTATTAATTCCGTTAAAGACTGGATAATCGGAAAAATCGGCGGATTTACAGACAGCGTCTTAAAGTCGATTAAAAGTTTTTTCGGCATACACTCTCCGTCTCGTCTTATGCGCGATGAAGTCGGTAAATATTTGCCGTTAGGACTTGTCGCGGGAATTCAGCGAATGAAAAATGACGTGATTAGTGCAGCCGAACAAATGACAGAATGGGCAACGCCTGACGTACCAAGCATATCGCTTGCTTACTCGACACCTACAGGCGTTTATGGTTCGCTATCTAGGGCAGTAAGCGGAACAGTCGATGTTGATTCTCGTGACGAAATACTGGCGGCTGCGATTGATCGGTTAGAACGGTCACTTGACGGTATGACAATCGTAATGGACGGAGAACGTGTCGGTCATCTTGTTCGCGGTTACGTGAACGAAGGAAATGCGGTTGATGCTACGATAAGGAGGTATTTCGGTTAATGGACGTTGAAATAACGAAACAAAACGGAAAGATATTTAAATTAAGCGACTATGACATAATCGTTCGTGATTTTATCGTCGGATCAATCGAAATACTTCCGACATATAGCGAAATAGAAGGACGTCACGGGCACGTTAATATGGGCGCTACTTACGGCACGCGAGTAATTAGCGTGCCTTTTTATTTTAAAGCGAATGACCTACTCGATTACCCGTTGCTTCGCGATTTATTGTTTGAGTTGACTGTAGATACGGAACCATTTTATGTTCGCGAATTGCGACGTGAGGTTTTTCAGGGTGACGACAATAAGTATGTCGGAGGCAAACGGTATTTAGTACGGTTGGTAAATTCGTTTGATATTGAACAAACGTATAAATACGGGTTTGGCGAGTTGTCGTTTGAAACAACCGATCTACCATTCGCCGAATCCGTCGGTACGACGCAAGACATTCAAGAAAACGGAATTAACGCCGATGACGAGTTGTGGGGCTTCGGTATGGGGTTGATCGAAGAAATGGGAGATGTCGAATATGTGCCTACAAGTTGGTATCATGTCGGGTCTAAGAAATGGAGTGAGATCTAATGGCTTCTTATACACCGAATTATAACTTGTATTTACCAAACGAAAATGATGATATAGGAGTTGCTCAATCGCTAAGTGATAACTTTTCTAAGATAGATACACAAATAAAAAATAGGGCGAGCGAAATCGGAATCTTATCGAATTTGACAACAACATCAAAAAGTAATTTAGTCTCTGCAATTAATGAGCATGACAGCGAGATTGGCAATTTATCGTCACTTACAACATCGAATAAGTCAACGGTGGTAACGGCAATTAACGAAGTGAAAGGAAAAGCGGACGCAAACGAAACTAATATTGGAACGTTATCAAATTTAACAACGACAAATAAAAATAGTTTAGTTGAAGCGGTTAACGAGGTTAAAGGGGAAGTTAATACAAATACAACGAACATTGGAAATCTATCTAGTCTAAATACAAGTGATAAAGCAAGTATTGTTAACGCAATAAACGAAGTGAACAACAAGCTATTAGGAATCGCGAAAGGAACATTCACAACTTCCGGAGATGGATCGGCAACGACGGTAAATATCACACATGGATTAGGTGTTGTACCATCGTTTTATCAAGTGCAAGCGGGTAGTGCGGATGCAGGAACGGCGGAAATTAGCTATATTACAGCGGATGCAACGAATATTACAGTTACATTTAAAACGGCAATTCCGGCCGGGACGGATAATATAACGCTTGTTTGGAGAGCGGAATCATGACGACGTGGGCAGAATTTGCAAGGTTGAAACAAACAATGTACACAGTTTATGATAAAACTTCTTTTCGTGTGTACAACGCTGGAAACGTGCCGATCCATCCGTTCCAACAAGATTTAAAGATTACGATTAAACAAGTTAGAGGATCGGCTAGCTATTTTGAGTTACGTAATCTTACAAACGGAACAGTTTTCCGTGTAAACGAAGCTGTTTCTGATACGCAAACAATCGTTTTAGACGGGCCAAATATCACATCGAACGGTCTTAATTTTTTACGAAAAACAAATAAGGGATTTATCGAGTTGTCACCCGGTTGGAACGATTTTCAAATTTTTGGCGCTAGTAGAGCGACTATAGAATTTGACTTTAGATTTTACTATTTATAACCGGAGGGATGTCAATGGCACGAAGAGAGATCGGAACGAGTTGGGATCGTGAAAACCGCAACAATATAAACGAAAATTTCAAAGAATTGTATGATGTGCAAAACAGGGCGATTGATAACGCTAACGCTGCGTTAAGAAATTCAGAAGACGCAGTGGCTACGGCTGGTCAAGCGCTGGCTAATTCTGAAAATACGCAAGCACAGCTCGATCAAATCGTCATTGAAGGGGATAGTTCGGTCGAAGCGGCGCAGGCGAGAGTTGATGCGGACGGAAATGTGTTTACAACGTTGAAGGAACGATTAGATACGAAAGAGCAATCGTTTAGTGCACAGTTGGCGGAAACTTCGCAAGATATAGGGGCAACAAAAAGCAGTGTCCCAAAAAGTTTGTGGGATGAAATCGAAGAAAGAGGATTTAATTTAAAATGGTTAGAAAGTAGTATTTCTAATAAGAACGTAGTATCAGACCCTTCCTTTTGGGATTGGACAATTCCTTTAAAAAAGGCGATTCAGCATCTAAAGGAATTAAACACCGGAGGTATTAATGTCCCAATTGTAATTCCATCAGGGAAATACATCTTTACCGAAAAGCTAACTATTTATACTTGGATGAAGTTCAAACCGTTGGGTTATGTTGAGTTAAGACCGAAAGGAATTGTGGGTGAGGCAATCGAATTAACGAATGATTCTTCATACCGTCAATCAGATGAAAGCAACATGAACCATGGATGGAACATAGATGGTTCTGAAGGTGGAATTACATTACGTGGAGACGGTACGGTAGGCAGTGTTGGGATAAAACATGGCGGTGGAGAAACAGGTTATTATTCGGCTTTTTCTGGAATGATAGATGTTCGTATTTCCCATTTCGATGTGGGATTGCAAATTAAACCTGTTCATTATTTCAGCGTTCGCTATAGTAAAATCAAGATAAATAATTGTAGAGTAGCCGTAGGTTTCACAGATGATGTTCGTTATAATGCAGGTGAGTTAATCTCATTCGACCAATGCTTTTTTAACAATAATGAAATTGGATTAGATATGAGTGTAGAATTCGTGAAACTTAGCTTTTCTAACGGGTCTATCTCTTTTAACAAAAAACCAATTCAAATAAGAGCTAATAAAGTTATGTTAGATTTCAGTAATTTTTGGTTTGAAAAATGGGGAGAAAATCCAGAAGAAGATTGGCTCATTAAATCTTTCGGTGACTATTATCAATCCGTTGTATCTATGTCAAATGTTTTTATATATTTTAAAAACTATTATGACAAACTGGGTGACCATAAGTACCACCAAGCCTTTAAAGGTAAATTTACTTTGAATATAGAAAACTTAACTTTATATAGTGATAAGGTCGAACTATCCCCCAATCATCAATATTTATGTGACGATGATGTTCGTCTATTAGCAGGGAAAATTGTTTACGTCAATGACAATAATCAAGTTATTGTACCATCTAAACATTATATATTAAACACCAATCCTTTTTCTCCTGTCATGGAAGACTATACTCCCGCAAATGCACATACAGGGTTAGAGACTTCAACAACAACAGTATACGGAGCATCCACATCCAGCTTACGTATTTTAGATAAAGGAATCAAAGGGTACAAAGAATGGTATTCAAAAAAGTTTCCGATTAATCCCGGAGACGTTGTTGAATGTGTATACCTACTCAATTTCAAAGAGTTAGTGGGGGGAACGGTAGGTCATTTCTTCAAGTATTTTGATAGTGACGGAAATGTAATTTCACAGTCAGCCATTAAAACAACCGACAAATATGATTCTAAAAGAGGATTGGATGAATGGTTTAGAAGTGCCGTAGCTTGCGATTTAAATAATGTCGCTCCACCGGGAACAAAATATGTCCAAGTTCATTTTGTTGGTAATAGTAGTTTCTCAGGAAATGTGTATATGTCACACATAAGTTTATTCAAAGTTGTTTCACGGTAATGCGAACTCGGAAGTTACTGCGCAATAAGACATCGCTAAAAATGGCGGTGTCTTTTCCTTTGGAGGTGAATCTATGTACGTAAGAGACTTGGAGGGAAACGAATACCTAGCGCAAGCAACGTCAACAAAAGAGTTAGAACTCAACGGCAACCAATCGCTTTCGGCAATGTTCGTGTCAAACAAAGTAAACGATATTTTTATCGCCAATATCGACCGCATGTGGGAAGTCGTTGACCACGACGGAGTTACTCATAAAATCATATACGCGAAAAAGCAAGGAAAAGGGAATCGTCTGACAGTCGAAGTCAAGGCGATTCCTTTGTTTTTCGACAAATTCGATACAATGCGTATTTACACGGAATATAACGAACACATGACGGCATATGAGTTTTTCTCGCTTGTTTTCGCCAACACCGGCTTTGATTTTGTTCTTGTCGATTCGTTTGAGGCTGTGGACTGGGAGGGTTTAGGTGGCGGAGAAACACGTTTGTCAATGTTTAAGAAAGGCATCGAACGCTATAAATGCGAGTTTCGTATTGTCGGAAAAACTGTTTATCTAGAATCACAAATCGGTCGCGACACGGGTTTTATGTACCGTCACCGACTGAACGCTTCAAATATCGTGCAGGAAAACGACGCAAGCGAATTTTACACATATGCGAAAGGGTACGGCGACTATTCGGACGAGGATGGCTGGCAGCAGGCAAATTTGATTCGTGAGTATACGTCTCCACTTGCACAAATTCCCGGAATCGGTATCCGTGAAGCACCGCCGATTATGGACGGTCGCATTACGCAAGTCGAGACGATGGACGAACAACTTAAAACACTTGTTGACGAATCGTTAAAAATTAGCGTTTCAGCCGATATTCACGACTTAAGACGGCAAGGTTATGCGTTGGCGCAGCCGGAATTGGGTGATCGTGTATTTTTGATCGATGAGAGAATCGAACTTGACACGGAAGTTCGTGTCGTTCAAATTTCGATCACAAAGGATTGGCAAGGCAACGTCATTGACTTAAAACTAACGTTCGGCACGCCGTCTATTACTAAACGTTATCAATCGAACATACAGACGGCAGTTGAACGTGTAAACGAAATTATGGAAGGTCGTACAAAGATACCGTTTTCCGTCCTCGACAATGCGGTCATTCAGGCGACGAAAGAGTTGCAAGGCGTAATGAGCGAATTGAAAGTGCCGCCAAACGGCGGTCTTATGGCGGTTGATAAAAATGACCCGAACAAAATTGTCGTGTTTAACGCAGCCGGAATCGGCATTTCTGATGATGGCGGACAGACGTTCCGCACAGCAATGACAGGATCTGGAATCGTGGCGGACGTAATCACCGCCGGAACACTGCGCGGAATCACGATAATATCGGATGACGGACAAGGAAATTCTGTAACGATTGAATCCGGGTCATTGGTTAGCAAAATTAATAATCGAGACATGGTTAAAATTCATAATTATGAGATTTATTTTTATGATCCAGGAACTAGCGACACATCTCCCGATTACGGAATAGTCGCAACGTTAAGTTCGTCTTGGAAGATTGATAATCCTAATAAAAGAGGATTCGGTATCGTCGGATACAAAGATTACTTTTATATAGGACTTGAGGAAAGCGATACAAACGCTACGAGTTTTTTTGAAATTAATTTTTCCGAATCTAGGGCTTATTTGTACGGGGAAGGTCGTGACGAGAAAACAGTTGGTCGCCTTGACCTTCATTCTGTCAGGTCGGGAGCGTATAATTATCAAACATCTAAAATTTTGTTGGAAAATAATTATTATAACAATACTTATTGGGGCGGTGTTTTTGTTTACACTGGTCGCGGTACAGAATCTCCGGGAGGGGCGAATAAACGTTTCGGCTTCGAAGTTTGGCAATATGACGGTAATGGTGGTGCAAATCAACATTTTATAATAGACAAAGGAAATAATGGGAAATCTTACGCAGGTATTTATACTGACGAAGCGTGGCTTCCTAATCAAACGTATTTAAAATTTAAGGACGGATATTATTACAATGCTTTGGGTATCGGTATTGATTCTAGCGTTAGTAGCGTAAGAGGTTCGCTGAACGGAAACGCTTTGTTGTTCGTTGATTATTGGGATTTTAATGTTGACCCAAATGTGCGATATCAATCTGGGCGTTACAATATGAATGGAGCCGAGAACATATTTGCCGTTTTTGTACAACCGATGGGCAGCTACTCAGTTTATTACAACGCAAGAGCCTATAACATCTCTAGTACAGGATTTGATGTATATGTTGCGAAAAACGACGCTTCTGACACGCCGAACACAACGCAAATTCAGCTACAACTTATTATTATTTATGAACCGCAAGCATAGGAGGTTAATGGCTTGAACGTAAAAGAACAAAAACCTATTTCAATTGTGTTGGATGAAGAAAAACAAATCAAACAAAATGAAGCGCCAAAAAATTAAAATAATATTGAGAAAGAGGGATAAGATTGGAAAAAACGAAACATAACGCCGAATATATTATTTTTTCGTACCAAAACCAACTAGCAGAAGCAAACATGAAAATTGCGGAAAGGGATTCAAAAATTACTGAATTATTTAAAGAAAATGAGCAAATGAAGAAAGATTTGCAGGAAAGAGAAAAAGAAATTACAGAACTAAAAAAGAAAGTAGAAGAGTTAGAGAAGAAAGGAGAATAAGCATGGAAAACATCGTTAAGTATGTTTCAGCCGGAATTGGAGCGATTATTTCATTTGCGTTTGGGGGATGGAGTACATTGTTAAGTATCTTACTAGCATTCGTCGTCATAGATTACGTATCAGGATTCGTTGCGGCGGGGATCGAAGGAAAATTGAACAGCAGTAATGGTATGAGGGGGATCGCCAAAAAAGTGGCGGTCTTTTTTGTTGTTGCTGTGGCTCACATGATGGATGTTGCGCTCGGTTATGACGGCCATATTTTGCGTGATGCTACAATCTTTTTCTTTTTGGCAAACGAAGCGCTGTCTATCCTCGAAAACGCCGGGAGAATCGGTGTTCCGGTTCCGGGAGCGCTCAAAAAAGCTATCGACATTTTGAACGAAAAAAGCGAAGGAGAGGGTAAATGACGGCGAAGGTTACGCAAAAGCAAGTTACAAAAAAGAATACGGTGTGGTTCATATAAAAGGATTAGTTAAAAGTGGGACAATAGGCTCTCCAATTTTCAATCTTCCCGTTGGGTACAGACCGAAAGAAGCAGTATCTAAAACAATAATTACAAATAACGGAACAAATAGTATGATTAGTTGGTTGATAATTAGCAACAATGGTAACGTGATGATTCAACCGGCAATTAGCGCAGGAAACGCTTACGCTTATCTTGATTGTTCATTCCCTGCGGAATAATGCGGTAGTGTTTTATCTTGATAAAAGGATGTAGCACGATTGCTTTAGGGAAATGAAATATATTCCCTTTTTTATCAAATTGTTATAAAATTTTAGTAACTAATAATTGATATATGGGGAATGATATGAGAAAAGAGGAAAGATATTACTTTAAAATTACAAAAGGTATAAGTAAAAGTAAATCTGAAAAAGAAACTTGTCAACAGTGTCTCTATCACAATAGACAAAAGGTTTGTCAAATCCATTTGATTAAAACTCGCGTCGATGATACTTGTGCTGATTTTATAAAGAAAAGGAAAATTTCAGTATTCCGAGGAGGCAGTGTTTCGCCGAGATAAAAGGAGGAGACGTTTTGCTAATCGTAACAAATTTATCGGGCGCATCCGAAGCCCTTACCGATTACAAATCGCTTGAACGAAAACGGAGAGTGAACGGAGAACGTTCGCTCTCTTTTTCTTTTGTTCAAAAACGAAAAAAGCGAAGGGGATGGTAAGTAATGGGCTATATCGTTGATTTATCGCATCATCAAGACCCGAAAAAGATCGACTACGACACTTTCGCGAAACAACTCGATTTTGCGATCATTCGCACGCAATATGGCTCTAAAACAATCGACAAGTATTACAAAACTCACCATGCTGAATTGCGAAAACGGGGCGTACCAACCGCAGCTTACGCATGGGTACGTGGAGTTTCCGTGTCTGACATGGAAGTGGAAGCCACTGATTTTTATAACCGGACGAAGGATTTAAATCCGACATT